TTAATGTACGCTCTTCTTCATCCTCGCCATGAATGCATCTGCCTCGATGGCCTCAGATGTGAAGCTGTTGTTCTTCCACCATGCGGCCAGCGCAGCGCCGACGGTAAACCCGGTGGAAATCATCTGTTCGAGCTGGGCATTGTCGATGGGAAGCAAAGGCTTACCCGCTGCGCTGAGCAGCTGATTTGCCAGGGCGAGGCCCAGCACAGCAGTGCGGGTCAGGGTGCCGGCGGAGATCTTCTTTTTCATATCAGTCCTTGCCTTTCTCGGGCGTCTCGGCCCGCTGCTTGAGGATGTCGATGGCCTTGGTGATGGCTGCGGGGATGGGCAGACCCATCAGGCCGGCATTCTCGACGATGGAGATGGCCTCGTTGGCCGAAAAGCCGATGATCGCTGCGTCGCGGACGAAGCTGCCGCCGATGACGGCATCCAGCTGGCAGGCCACCAGAACGATGAGCAGAGTCTCACCTTTGCGGATGAGGCCCTTCCAGCCAGCCTTGCTTTCCAGCGCGCCGGTCTTGGTCTTGGGGCTGGCGTGGAACACGCCCGCCACCACCAGACCGGTGATGTAGTCGATGGCCATAAAGATGACCAGCGTCTGCAAGGCGGTGTCCCAGCCACCGAACAAGGCGGCAATGGCCCCGCCGATGAGGCCGATGACGGTGCAAATGGTATCCTTCATTTTCTTCACTCCTTTACATACTCCACCGGCTCTTATTCGCCCGGGTATCGATATGCACCCAGCCGGTGCTGCGCTTGGGATGCTTTGCGTCCTTCGGGTAGCGCCCGATGCCGCCCCGGGCTGGCAGCAGGGTCTCGGCGTAGGCGGCCACAACGGCCACATCTACACCTTCGACGTAGAAGTCCGCCGCCCGGCCCAGCAGGTGCTGGCTGGACTTGCTGCCGCCGACGGCGGCGTTGTGGGCGGCGGTGCGGTAGCCGCTGGTGATATGCACCGGCTTTCCGAAGTGCTCCCGGATGCACTGGAGCAGCACCACAAGCTCGTCGTCGAGGAGCACGACATTGCTGCCCTTGCAGGCAAACTCCCGCACCTTGAAGCTGGGCGAGAGCTGCCGGGTGGAGTCCCGGGACATGGAATATTCTTTGATAGCGATAGAGAACACGACCTTTCTTTTGAGCAGCCCCCACCCGGGGCTGCTTTTTGTTTTGTCAGTAGTAGTGGTAGCCTGTGAGTTGGTATGTACCGCCGCTACTGATATTGACGCTACAGGACCATGAGAGCGTAAGAACTCCTTCGTCAGAAAACTTTGCGGTATTATTAACAGCAACATAGCCGCTAGGAGAGTACTTATAATACGCACTGCTCGTCCATTGTGCGGAGCCGCCACGGGCTACTTTAACAGGGGAGTTGCCAACTGAAATCGTGATATAGTCCACGTCATCAGGAACATTGGTAGTAGACGATGCATTGACGTTAGCGGACCATACCAGCTTACCATCCGGGTATGCTTTCTTGTTTGCTAGCCGCTCGATTTCCGCCCGGGTAAACGGGATAATACTAACTGTGCCGGTTAAATCCTCCAACTCCCCCGGGATAAAGGTGGATATACTTACGCTTCCCAGCGCCATACTCACGCCTCCTCTGCTGCGTCTGCCGCGTCTGCCGCGTCTGCGGCCTCGGGGGTGGTGTCGTCCGGCTCGGCGAGGCCCCACTCCGCCCGCAGGGCAGCGAGAGCGGCGTCCCTGTCGAGGGCCGTGCCGGCCAACAGGGAGAGCAGCAGGG